TCACCCAAGCGCATCTCTCGCGCATCGTGGCGGGGCGGGTTGTGCCGCGCCCGACGATCGCGCTGGCGCTCGCGACCTACGCGAAGATTCCGCTCGAGTCGTTCACGCTGGTGTACCTGCGGAACCAGGACGACGAGGTCGCGTGATGCCGGACATTCGCTGCTACTTGATCCCCGAGATCCTCGCGCACCTGCAGATCTCGAAGCGCACATTCAACCGCCAGCGCAAGGCCGGCGCGCTGCCGTTCCTCGAAGAACTGCGCCCGCGGATCGGCCGGCGGCCCCGGTACCGGGCCGAGCCGATCGATCGCTATCTCACCGGCGAGTGGGGCCGGCCGTCGCTGGTCTTCGGCCGCAAGCGAGGCGGGCGGTGATCCTCATGGCCGCTGCGATGGCACTCGCGGTCGCCCTGGTGGGAGTCGTCGCGGTCCTACTGATCCGCGGCGCGCAGGACCGCAGCGACCGCGTCACGAATCAGTGGATCGATTCGCATCTTCGGGACAGGCAAGACGATGCCTGACGCCTGTGAGTGCGGTGGGCCGTGGGCGCGGTTGGCCGTCGGCCTGGCGTGGTCAGGCGAGCTGCGGCAAGGCGCGGCGAGCCGAGGTCGGGCGTGACTCGGTACGGCGCGGTTGGGTCGGCCGAGGCGCGGTCAGGACAGGTCTGGTGAGGGAAGGCGCGGAGTGGCCGGGTTTGGTTTGGTGTGGTTAGGTTTTGAAGGGTCGGGACAGGACAGGCCGGGTTTGGTTTGGTTCGGGCAAACGAAGGGCCGCGCTCAGAACGCGGCCCCAGTATCACGCGAGGACATCACATGACACCGACAGCGACCAGCGTAGCACGAAGTGACGTGATTGGCATCGGGCCGGCGGCGACCAATGGCGGGAAGGTCGCGATCGAGTACGCGATCCCGTACACGGCTGACGTCGCCATCGTCGGCGTCGCGGATCTCCTGTTCCATCGCTGGAACGTCGAGAGCGTCGAAACGAAATCGCGCGCCGCGAAAGGATCGAAGGCGAAGAAGTCCGACGACCTCGAGAGCTATGTCTACCGCGACGAGCGGGGCGAGCTCGCGATCCCCGGCGAGTACTTGCGCCAGGCGGTGATTCATGCGGCGAAGTTTCGGCAGGACCCGCGGTCGCCGCGCAAGAGCGCGATGGATCTGTTCAAGGCCGGCGTCGTGTGCTTGACGCCGCTGGCGTCGCTCGGCGCGCCGGTGTGGGACTACGAGGATCGGCGGCGCGTGATGATTCAGCGCAACGGCATTACGCGCGTGCGGCCGGCGATGCGCGCCGGGTGGTCGGTCACGATTCAACTGCTGGTGAACCTGCCCGAATACATTCCGCCCGACGCGTTGCAGGACGTGATCGTGAATGCGGGGCGGCTGATTGGGCTGGCGGATTTTCGGCCGACCTATGGGCGCTTCGCCGTGCAGAGTTTCGGGATCGCGCTGCCGGAGTGATCAGGCGGGGCATGGCAGGCGCAGGTACGGTTCGGCGCGGTCCGGCGCTGGCAGGGCGGCGGCGGGGCCGGGACGGGTTTGGTTAGGTGAGGTCCGGCGAGGCGAGAGGTGGACTGGCACGCTCTGGCGAGGCGAGGCCGGGCGAGTTCTGGCCTGGTTCGGCATTGGTCGGGATTGGTGGGGCGGTGCAGGGCGGCGGTCGGGCGTGGTGCGGCAAGGACGGGCCCGGCAGGGTCTGCTAAGGCGAGGCTTCCATGAATGAGCAGTCTGCGCGACCGGGGATGACGATGGCTGAGACCCCTGAGAGGGCTGAGAGGGCTGAGACCTCTGAGCGGCCTGAGACCCCGACGACCGCCTTGCAGCCGGCCGCGCCGGCGTCGAAGACGCCCGCGCGCATCGGCGTCGCGCCGACCACGCTCGACGAGGGCTGGCGCCTGGCGCAGATGATGGCGAAGTCGGACCTCGTCCCGAAATCCTTCCGCGGCCACCCGGAGGACGTGCTCGTCGCCATTCAGCTCGGCACCGAGATCGGCTTTGCGCCGATGCAGGCGCTCCAGAGCGTGGCGGTGATCAACGGACGCCCGTCGGTCTGGGGCGACGGCTTCCTGGCCCTGATCATGGGCTCGGCGCTCTACCGCGACCACGACGAGTACTACGAGGTGGACGGGCTGCGCGCGGACGGTCTGAACGCCGAGGCGTTGAAGAAAGACACCACCGCGGCGGTCTGCACGTTCTGGCGGAAGGGCAAACCGGAACCGGTCACGCGGCGCTTCACGGTGGGGCAGGCGAAGAAGGCGCAACTCTTCGACAAGCGCGACACGCCGTGGATCACGTACCCGGATCGGATGCTGCTGATGCGCGCGCGGTCCTGGGCGGGCCGCGACTGTTTCCCGGATCTCCTCCGCGGCATCCGCACCGCCGAGGAAGCGCTCGACGAGCGCGAGATCGTGGACGTGCCGCTCGTGCGCGAGGTCAAGCGCGTGTCCGAGACACGCGAGGGCTCAGACCCGCGTGTCGGAACCGGGGGCGAGAGAGTGGAGCCGCCCCCTGCGGTTGCCGAGCGCGTCGACGAGACGACCGGCGAAGTCTTGCCGCTCACCGCGGCCGACATCCCCTTCGGTGGCCGATGATCGTCTCCCATTACTGCGACTGGGACGCGCCCGGCCAACGCCTCGTGCGCGCGCTCTGCGGCATCCTGATCCGCCGCCGCGAACATGTGAACCACCCGACGTGCCCGGTGTGCGCGAAGCTCCTCGCCGCGCGCGAGGCCGAGGTCGGGCCATGAGCCGCCCGCGTGGTTCCAAGAACCGCTGTTCGGTCGCGCACTACTACGGGCGCGGATCGGCGGCTCGCCATTGGAAGGGCGGGCGCCGAATGTCCGGCGGCGGCTACGTGATGATCTTCGTCGGCGGCATCGAACGCTACCGCTTCGAACACGACCTCGTCGTCGAGCGCGCGCTCGGCCACGCGCTACGTCCGCCGGCCCTCGTCCACCATGTCAACCGCGACCGAACGGACAACCGCAACGCGAACCTCGTGCTCTGTCCTGACGACGCCTATCATCTCGAGCTTCACCGGAAACTGCGCGTGCTGCGCGCCGGCGGCAATCCGTGGACGGATCGCGTCTGCTCCGAGTGCGGGCCGCGAAAGGCCGATCTGTTCCCGTGGCAACGTCGCAAAATCACCGCCTACAACCCGAACGGGTACGGCTCGACCTGTATGGCTTGTTGTCGCAGACTGCGCCGAGAAAGGCGGGCGGCATGAGCCTCGTCTTTTACGAGGCGGATCACACCTACGAACTGGATGGCGTCCGCGTGCCGTCGGTCACGGGTGTTTTGCACCGCGCTGGCCTGATCGATTTCTCGCACGTCCCGCCGTCCATCTTGGCGGCGGCGCTCGACCGTGGCGCCAAAACTCACAGGGCCATTCATTTCTGGAACGAGCGCGACCTCGACGTCGCCGACTTCGACCGCGCCTTCCCCGAGTGCGCGCCGTACCTGCACGGCTGGATCGCGTTCACCGAGCAACGCCGGTTTGTGCCGGTGCTCAACGAGTGCCGCGTGGCGTCGCGCCGGCACCAGGTCGCCGGTACCCTGGATTGCCTCGGTCTGCTCGACGGCTCCGCGGTCCTGCTCGACTTCAAGACGGGCCGCCCGGAGGACGTCGCCGCCGATCTCCAGACCGCGGCGTATCACGCCTTGGCGGTCGAGTGGGCCGAGGAGGATGACGCCCTGGCGCGCTTCCTGGGGACGCATCCGGTGGTGCGGCGCTTCGCGGTGCAGCTCCGGAAGGATGCGACGTTCCGCGTCGAGGCCTACGCCGACCCGCGCGACTTTCGGGATTTTCTCACGCTGGTCGCCGCGCAACAGATCGTCGCGCGGCGCGGGCGATCCGAGGTGGCCGCATGACCGCCGTCGTCGACTTCAATCAGCCCGGCACCGTGCAGGCGGTCGGCGGCGAGCTCGCGGCCGATACCTCCGCCCTCGTCGCGCGCGTCGGCGCGGTGCAGGTCCTCGACCGCGCCTCCCTCGAGCAGGCGGTCCTCGACCGCCAGGCGATCGGCGACTCGGTCAAACGTGTCCAGGCGTTCTTCGAACCATTCAAGTCGAGCGCCTACAAGCTCCACCGGATGCTCTGTGACCGCGAGAACGAGATCCTCGGCCCGCTGCTGCGGCTCGACCAGGCGATGCGCGACGGCATCTCCGCGTTCAAGGCCGCCGAGGATCGCGCCCGCCAGCAGCGCGAACGCGAGGAGCGCGACCGGCGCCGGCGCGAGGACGAGGACCGCGCGGCGCTCGAAGCCGCCGCGCTCGAGGCGGCGGGCGATCACGCCCTGGCGGCGTCCATTGTCGAGGAGGCGCTCGCCGCGCCCGCGCCGGTCGTGGTGTTGCCCGATACGACCGCGGGCGTCGAGGGGCTGACGTTTCGGCGCCGCTGGCTCTGGCGCCCGCAGAACGCGGCGCTGGTGCCGCGGGAGTTTCTCTGCCTTGACGAGAAAAAGATCGGCGCCTACGTGCGCGCGATGAAGGGGAGCGGGGCGATCCCCGGTCTCGAGATCTACTGCGTGGACGACCCGGTACGGTGAGGGCATGACACGGATGACCGGCCTCTATTGGTGGATCGATCGCTGGCGCACGAGCACCGCGTTTCGCGAGATGACGCTCGAAGAGCAGGGCGCCTATCGCAACCTCCTCGACGAGGCGAGCCTCTGCGGCGGCGCGCTGCCGGATGACGAGCGGATTCTGGCGCGGGCGTGCGGGGACGCCACCCGCTGGCCGGCGGTGCGCGATCGCGTGCTCGCGAAGTTCACGCGCACGGCAACGGGGTGGCACAACGAGACGCTCGACGCCGTGCTCCGCGAATCGCGCGTCCGGGCGAAACGCCAGCGGCGCTATCGGACCGGCAAGGGGAACGGGAAGGAGCACACGGCGCGCCACTGAGGGCATAACGGCGACCGTAACGGCGGGCATAACGGCGACCGTAACGGCGACCGTAACGGCGACCGTCACGACACGCGTCACGGAGGGCGTCACGCGATGCATAACGACGGGCATAACGACCGGCGTAACGACCACCGTAACGAGAGGGCACCTCTGGATCTGGATCAAGAACGTACGTACGAAAAACAAGAACAGGGCGGCGCCCGTAGGGCGAGCCGCCCTAGTTCGTGGATGGGCCTGTGGTACTGCGTATGACTGAGGCCGATTTCGGCACCTTCGATCGCGCCTTTCGGCGCGTCTGCGGTGCCTTCCGGCTGCGGGTCAAAGCGACGGCGGTGGAGGAGTTGAGCCGCACGTATTTCCGCATTTTGGAGCACGCCCCGCTCGACGAAGTACTGACCGCGGGCAAGGCCTGCGTGGCGTCGTGTCGCACGTTTCCGAAGCCCGCCGAGTGGCTCCAGGCGTTGCCGATCCCGCCCGCCGCGGCGGCGCACGGCGACCTGCGCGTGATGGCGACCACTGAGCGCGAGGACTATGCGCGCGCCGAGGCATTGCGCTACGAGGACGCGCCCTGCGGGTGCTTGCTGTGCCAGGAGGCGGCCGTCACGCACCGCCCGCTCCGCTTCGTGCCCGACGAGATTCTCGGCGTGCTCGACAAGGCGCTCGACACCGTGCGCAACCGCATCGTCGTCACCGGCCACTGGGCGCACGGCCAGGAGCTCGCGCGGTGGTACGTCGCCCGCGCGGCCTTCTACGCGAGCGCGCCACGCCGTGGGCCGATGGCCCGGGCGCTGGCGCTGATCGGCGGCGCGCGCGAACCCGGCGAGGACGGCTGATGAAGATTTACCAGGACTCGCGCAACCTCTCGGCGTGTCGGTCGTGTGGCGCCCCGATCGAGTGGGCCGAGACGTCGACCGGCAAGCGGATGCCGTTCGATCCGCCCATCGTCACCGTGCCGGTGCTCGTGCCGGTGATCCTCGCGGGGCGCGTCGTCGAGGACGTCGACGGCGCGACGGTCTCGCATTTCGCGACGTGCCCCGACGCGCAGGACTGGCGGCGGCGCTGATGCTCCGGTTCACGGTCTACGGCGAGGCGCAACCGCAGGGCAGCGCGAAAGCGTTCATCCCGAAGGGCTGGGCGCGGCCGGTGATCACCAGTGACAACCGATCGCTGCGCTCGTGGCGGCAGCTCGTCGCCGACGGCGCCAACCAGGCGCTCGGGGCGTTGTCGCCGGTCGAGCGCGCGCTGCTCGTCGAGGGCGTCCGCCTGTCGATCGCGTTCTACCTGCCGCGGCCCAAAAGTCTGCCGAAGCGCGCGACGGCGCACACGAAGAAACCGGACCTCGACAAATTGGTGCGCAGCTGCTGCGACTCGCTGACCGCGATCGTGTTCCGCGACGATAGCCAGGTCTGCGAGCTCGTGGCGGTAAAGCACTACGCGGCCGAGCAGCAGCCGCCGCGCGTCGACATCTGCGTCGAGCCGACGGCGGGGACCGTGCCGCTCGCGCGCGATCAGCCGTTGTTCGCGGGGATGCGGTGATGACCGCCTTCGACAGGGAAGCGTTGCGGGACCGCATCGCGGACTGGCTCGTGGACATGGAGCCGCTGTTCGACCGTCGCTGCAAGCTGACGTTCGTGATGCGCGCGCCGCACCTGCCGGACGGCGATCTCATCGTGACTGCCGACGACATCGACGCCGTGATTGTCGCGCTGCAACGGTTACGCGGCTACCAAGAAATTCGCTCACCGCTCGCCCCAACACCAGGGACCACCGCTCCGGAGGGCTCATGATCGAGATCGAGAAAAGCGAGACCGCCGACACGCGCACCTGCGACTACGCCCACGTCTCGAAGGAGACGCTGCTGGCGTCCTCGAAGCAGCACATTCGGGACGTGCGCGAGGCGCATCAGTTCTTCAGCCGCAAGATTGCCGAGGCGATGCTCGCGCACGACACCGACAAGATCACGGACATCGACGGCTTTCACCGCGATTTCCTGACCGGCTTCACCGTGACCGAGTGGTGGGACCGTCACCGCACACTCAACCGGCACCATCTCCAACAGGACGACGGTATCCCGGCCGACGTGAACCTGATCGACGTGCTCGACTTCATCGCGGATTGCGTCATGGCGGGCATGGCCCGCAGCGGCAGCGTGTATCCGTTGCAGCTCTCGCCGGGACTGTTGGAACTCGCGTTTCAGAACACCGTGACGCTACTCAAGGCGCAAGTGGTCGTGCGGTGACGCGATGCCGGGTGTCTACCGGGACGGCATCGGCGTGCGTCGGTGTGAGGCGTGTTGGCAGCCCTGGCCGTGTGGGTGTGTGAAGGAGAAATCGACGATGGCGAAGAAGGCGACGAACGCGAAGCCGCGCGCGAAGCGCGTCAACGGGCGCGTCAACACGTTCAAGACCCACGGCGGGCTGCCCGAGTCGCGCGAGATCGCGCCGCCGCGTCGCGGCCGCGGCCGTCCGCGCCAGCAGGATCTCCCGGGCACCGACGATCGTCTTCTGCAACCGCTCGAGGACATCGCCGCGGCGTACGCGGACGTGCGCGATCGGCGGATCGACCTGAATCGCGAGGAAGCCGAGCTCAAGGCCAGCGCGCTCGAGCTGATGCATCAGTTTCACAAGACGATCTACAAACGCGACGGGATCGAGATTCGCCTCGTCGCGGGCGAAGAGGACGTCAAGGTGAAGGTCCGCAAGGCGCCGGACGACGAGGTCGAGAACGACGGCGAGGACGTGGCGATCGCCGAGGACCAGCCATGACGCGGTGGGAACCGCCGGACGGCCTCGCGCACTTTGTACACCTGCTGCAACACTGTGCGCCGGCCGACGCGATCGGCCTGTTGACGCGGGCATTCGAGACGTGCGCCGCGGCCGCGGTCCTGCAGGACTTCCAGGTGCGCGCGGCCGCGCCGCACCTCCTGGCGGCCTGCAAAGCCGCGCTTGAGACCGCCGACACCGGGCGCGCGCTCGACTGGCACCGCCTCATGGCCGCCGTCGAAGAGGCCGAACGCTGCGAGGCCCCGGTCGCATGACCCGCCGCCGCGTCGCCGTCGAGCCGCCGCCCGTCGTGCGGGACGAGGCCGTGCATATTCCGACGGGGGACACGACCTACACGATCGACCTCGACGAGCGCACCGTCGAAGCCCTCGAGCGCGGGATCTGCCCCGAAGATCTCGCCCAACGCATGCACGACCTGTTGCGCTGGCGGCGCGAGGCGATCCGCGCCACCACGCCGTCGCGGACGTGGCCATGACCCGCCAGTTCTGTGACCGCTGCACCGCCGACGTCACGCAGAAGCGATCGGCCAGCGTGTCGGTGATCTCCGACGCCGACTCGCAGGGGAACGGCGCGGTGACGACGCACGCCGATCTCTGTGCACCCTGCCGGCGCGCGCTTGAACGCTGGTTGCAGACGCCGCCGACCCACACGAAGACGAAAGCGCGGGTGATGACGTGAGCGAGGCCACGCGCTATCCGCTCGCCTGGCCGATCGGCTGGACCCGCACGAAGGCCCGACGCGCGGCGATGTTCTCGAAGAACCCGCGCAAGACCAACGGCGCCGGCGTCGTGTGGCGCCAGCGCGAAGGCTTGACCGTCGGCGACGGCCTCGCGCGCCTCGCCGGCGAGCTCCGGCGCCTGGGCGCGCGGACTGTCGTCATCTCGAGCAACCTCCGGACGAACCTCGACGGCACGATCACCAGCAAACAAGCCAAGGTGCTCGAGGACCCCGGCGTCGCGGTGTACTTCCGACTCCACGATCAGCCGCGCGTGTTGGCGTGCGATCGCTGGACGAGTGCCGCGGACAACATGGCGGCGATCGCCGCGCACATCGAAGCGATCCGGGCGCAGGACCGCTACGGCGTCGGCACGCTCGATCAGGCCTTCGCCGGCTATGCGGCGCTCCCGCCCGTCGGCGGCAGCCAGGGCGGCGACTGGCGCGCGGAGTTTGGGATCCGCCCCGACGAACAGGGCCTCACGCTGACGCAGATCGAAGGGCTCTATCGGTTGCTGGTGCAGGAACGGCATCCCGACCGCGGCGGCTCGCATGACGCGATTATCCGGCTCAACCTCGCGCGCGACGCGGCGCGCGCCTTCTTCAAGGACGCGACCCGATGACCGATCCCGACGACGACGCCGAGGAGCCGGCGTTTACGGAGCAGGAAATCAAGGCCGTCGTAACCGCGCTCTATCAGGACGGGCACGTCGATCTCGTCCTGGCGGATCGCGTCGCGGCGCTCCTGCTCGGGCGGGCCGCAGCGGGCGATCCCCCACCGGACACGGCGACGGTCTGGACCGGCCTGATGGCCGGGTGCGCGCCCGCCGCGACGGATCGCACCACGACCAACAGCGGCGATGTCGGCGGCCCGACGGAGCCGTCCTGAGGCCATGTCCACCGGCGCCGCGGCCCACGACGAGGCGGATGCGACGGTCCACGGGCGCCGGCGCTCGTATCAGTGTGGCTGTGCCTGCCCGGCCTGCCTGGCGGCCAACGCCGCGTATAGCCGGCGCTACCGGGCGGCACAACGCGCCGATCGGCCCGTGCTTGGGGCACGCGCGCCGGCGCGCGCGGCGCTCTCGATCGTCGCGCAACTCGTCGCGGAAGGCTACCGGCGGGCGGACATCGCGCGCGGGATCGGCCGACATCCGGCGCGGCCGTGGCCGGAGCTCTCGATCGGCCGCCGCGGCGCCGCCGTCACCTGGCGGACCCTCTACCGGCTCAAGGTGCTCCTGCGCCGCCTCGATCGGCTCGACGCATGACCCCCAAGCAAGCCAGGTTCGTCGCCGAATACCTCATCGACCTCAACGCGACCCAGGCCGCGATCCGCGCCGGTTATAGCCCGAAGGTGGCGAACCGGCAGGGCTCGGAGAACCTGTCAAAACCTGACATCGCGGCGGCCGTCCAGGCTGGCCAGCGCACGCAGCTCGAGGCCGCCGGCGTGAGTAAAGCGCGGCTGCTCCAGGAGCTCGGGCGCATCGCGCTCAGTCAGGTCGCGGACTACTTCGATCCCGTGACCAAGGACGCGAAACATCCGGCCGACCTCAGTCCCGACGCCGGCGCCGCGCTCGCCGGCTTCGAAGTCCTGATCAAGAACGCGGCGGCCGGCGATGGCGTCACCGACACAATCCACAAGTTCAAACTGTGGGACAAGGTGAAGGCGATCGAACTCTATATGAAGCATTACGGCATGTTGATCGAGAAGGTCGAGATCACCGACGCCGGCGTCGAGGCGCGGGTGGCGCGGCTCGAGGCCGCGCGGAAGCGCGTCGATCGATGAGCCCGCGGGGTCCGGTCGCCGACGTCTCGGCCGTCGACGACATCGACACGCAGATCGCCGACTTTGCCGCGAGCTGCTACGACGATCCGCTCCGCTGGGTCATGGGCGCGTATCCGTGGGGCGAACCCGGCCCGCTCGAGGGCGAGCCCGGCCCCGACGACAACCAGATCGAATTCTTGACCGCGCTCGGCGCCGACGTGCGCGCGCGCCGATTCGACGGCTCGACGCCGGTCATGCCGATCAAGATGGCGGAAACGTCCGGCCACGGCGTCGGGAAATCCGCGACCCTCGCCTGGCTCGTCGGCTGGATCCTCTCGACGCGCCCCCATTGCGATCTCACCGTCACCGCCGGCGGCTACGCGCAACTCGAGGCGCGCACCTGGCCGGCGATCCAGTTCTGGACGCAGCTCGCGCTGACCGCGCCGTGGTTCGACATCATGGAGCGCGGGATCTACGCGAAGGCCTACCCGTCGACGTGGAAAGTGCAGATGCAGTCGTGTAAGGAACAGAACGCGCAAGCGTTCGCCGGCCAGCACGCGCGGCGCTCGACGTCCGGCTATTTCTTCGACGAGGCGAGCCTCGTCCCCGACAAGGTGTGGGAGGTCGCGTACAACGGCATGACCGACGGCGAACCGATGCTGTTCGCCTTCGGGCAGATGACCCGCAACACGGGCGAATTCTATCGCGTCTGTTTCGGGAACCTCGCCGCGCGCTGGAACCATCGCCGCGTCGATTCCCGCACGTCGCGCTTTACCAACAAAGAATTTCTCGCGCAGCAGATCGCCGACTACGGGATCGACTCCGACTATTGTCGCGTCCGGATCCTCGGCTTTCCGCCGGCGGCCGATGAGCTCCAGTACATCGACCGCGCGCGGATCGACCTGGCGCGCCAGCGCGTGATGGTGCCCTTGCCGGACGACCCGTTGATCGCCGGCTTCGACGTGAGCGGCGGCGGGAAAGCGTGGAACGTGATCCGCTTCCGCCGCGGCTTGTGTGGGAACCCGCTCGGCGCCGACGGCAAGCCGCTCGGCCCGATCCGGATGCCCGGCGAGAAGGATCCCGACCGCTCGGCGCGGATTGCGCTGTGCGCGGAGCTCCTGAGCGATCGCCGGCCCGAGCACCAGCTCGCGGCGCTGTTCGTCGATAGCGCGTTCGGCGCGGCGATCGTCTCGCGGCTGCACGCGCTCGGCTACGCCAACGTCCACGAGATCAACTTCGGCGGCGAGTCCCCGGACCCGCACGACTACAACCGCCGCGCGAACATGGCGCGCCGCTGTAAGGACTGGTTGTTGCTCGGCTCGCTGCCCGACGACGATCGCCTGTGCGATCAACTGGCGCTCGCCGGCTATCACCAGACCAACGGCCGCCTCGTCATCGAGAGCAAAGAGGCGATCCAGAAACGCGGCGAAGTGAGCCCCGACGATAGCGACGCGCTGTGGCTGACGTTCGCCTCGGCCGTCGCGGGGCCGACGACGCGGAAGGCGCGGCCGGCGCCGCCCCGCGCGTCCCGCTGGGGCTAGGGTGTAGGCCGAGGCCGATCCGGTGGAAAGGACACGACGCCCATGAAACTCATCCTCCTGACGCTCGCGTTGCTGCTGTTTCTGCTCGCCGGCTTGCCGCCAATCCCGACCCCGTACGAGCCGTGGCGGTTCCGGTTGCTCGCGCTGGGCCTGGCCGCGTGGGTCGCGGCGAATTACCCCTGGCCGTAACCCGCGTCGCGCACGTCCCGCCCTGACGTGGGCTACGGTGAACCTCGCCGCCTGGCCGCCCTGCGGGCGTGCTGCGGGGCGTCCGTGGGGCGTCTGCCGGACGTTTCTGCCATCCGGACGGCGGACAGGGGCCGGGCTCCCGCATCGTCAGTTACGTATGCCGATCACCTGTCCGACCCTGGGGCACACGTTCGACACGCCGGCCGCGCGCATCGCGACCGTCGGGATCTGTCCGATCTGCGGCGCCTCGTATGCGGTGAACCCCGATGGCACGATCCGCCGCGCGACCGCGGCCGACACGGTGCCGCTCAGCGAGGCCGAGCGCGACACCTTACGCAAGGCACGGCCGTTCGATCGCCGTGGACGGGCCCGCCGATGAACCCCGCCGATCAGCGCGACCGCCATACCGCCGTCACCACGATCGCGCGCCGGCAGGATGACCTTGAGACAGTGCTGCAGGCGCTCGCCGCCGAGCTCGTCACCGTGCGCGCCGGCGTCGAGGCCGAGCAGACCGGCCGGATCGCCCTGGCGCAGCGGATCCTCGCCGCGATCGAGGAACTGCACACGGCCCGGCTCGAGGATCTCGCCACGATCCACCAGGCGATCGACGCCGCCGCCGCGACCGCCGCCAGCACGCGCGCGGCGCTCGAGGCCTACCAGGCGCGGCCCCTCGGCGCCCGCCTCGCGTCCCTGATCGGCGGCGCCTGATGGCCGACGACCCGACCGACCCCGCGGCGCGGACGACCGAGAGGTCGGCGACATCGGAGACCGGCACGCCGGCGCCCGGCTCGGATGCGGCGATCCTGGCCGAGCTCAACGAGCGGTTTACGTATGCGTGCGACCAGTGGGCGCCGATCATCCTCGAGGGCGCGAAAGATGTCCGCTACGCCGCCGGCCACACCTGGGACCAAGAGGACGAAACCGAGCGCGGCGATCGGCCGATGCTCGAGCTCGACCAA